CTCTATTCCTTACCGTGAAGGCGGTTACAACACCACTGTTCACCAGATCCCTGGTCAAACAACATTTACACCGTTGACTCTTCAACGTGGTGTAATGCTTGGAACTAACCGTAACTGGGAGTGGATGCGTAACATGTTTGCTACAGTTGGCGGCGGCGGATCTACCCGTGGCGTTGACAAGAACTTCCGTTGCAATATTGACATCAAGGTTCTTGCTCACCCAATTCCTGCAGCAGGTTCTGAAGATGCAGTCGCTCAAAGCGCTGTGGCTGGAGCACCTACTGCTACAACAGCATCAACCGATGTCGTAGCAATGCAGTTCCGTGTGTACAACGCATGGCCTACTGCTGTTGCATACTCAGACCTCAACGCAGGTGACAATGCCCTACTTGTAGAGCAAATGACACTTGTACATGAGGGCTTCAATATTGCTTGGGGCGATGCCACCAGCATTAGTACAAGTGCAAGTACAACAAACTTAGGCGCATAATCTAACAAAGGAAAAAAATGACGAATACAATTTCAGCAGCGGCTAATCCCGCATTGGCAAACGATCTGATCAACAAAGCCTTGGTTTCTACAAAGGAACCAGAAGGCGACGTTAATATCCTTTTTCCTATGGATACATTGGTGACTCTTCCTGGCGGTTATTTAACAACCGCTGGGGAGGTCGTCAATCAAGCCGAGGTAAGAGAACTTAATGGCAATGACGAAGAAGCAATTGCTCGTGCATCTAATGTAGGACGAGCAATCCTTACCGTTCTTCAACGAGGAACAGTAAAGATTGGAGATCAAAAGGCAGATGATGCCCTTCTAGATAACTTGCTTTCTGGGGACAGAGACGCACTTATCTTAGGTATCATCAAAACAACTTTTGGCAAGATCGCAGAACTTAAGGCTTATTGCCCTGGCTGCGATGAAGTTAAAGATGTGGCTATTGATCTAGACGAAGACATTAAAACAACAATTTTGACTGATCCAATAAACGACCGAGTTTTTACCGTAAAAGGAAAAAAGAATGAGTACACCGTTCAACTTCCTACAGGTATCACACAAAAAGAACTTCTATTAAACCAAGATAAGACTTCAGCAGAATTAAACACAATTCTTCTTGAAGGAACCATCTTAAAGATCAACGGGTCACCAGTACTCAGCAAGATCCAAGTTCAACAACTTGGAATGGTGGATCGTAAGTTGATTAGTTCGGAAATTACAAAACGTGTTGTAGGGCCAAAGTTTGATGACGTAGTTATCACTTGCCCTGAGTGCGAAGGAGAGGTACTAGTTCCCGTTAATTTCGGGACTTTGTTTCGCTTTTAACACAACACCCTATTTGGACCTAGTTTCAGAATGGGCAATATTGACTTCCGAGTACTTAGGTTGGTCAATAACAGACATAAAGTTATTAACAAAAAGAGAACGAACGAACTGGATAGAGATAGCCAAGTTCCAAAACAGAAGGAGAAACGGTGGCTGATGAATTAAGTAATATTCAATCACTTTCCTCTGCCGTTGATTCTTTAACTCAAAAAGTCAATGAACTTTACGACGCTGTTTCTAGAGTAAAAGGCGTTGCAGGTTCTACCATCACAGACGTGAAGGGTATGATTAATACCCAAGGTGGACAACTTGGACTTGGTAATGCTGCTCGTATGCAAATGCCTACACAAGCGTCGTTTTCTTATCAACCTGGTAATCAACAACAAGGTAACTTCTTAAACAACTCTATGGGCAACTTCTCCTCTGCGGGAATGTCTATGAGTGGCGGTCGTTATCGTGGAGATGCAAATGCTGTTGCTTTTGCAGATGCTATGGGCACGGTTGATTCAAAGAGCACTGGTGGCGGTGGACTTGGTATTTTTAACTGGCTTACAGGAAGCGCTGAAGCAGGTGTAGCAACCTACACAACAATGGGCGCTGCCAAGATGATTGCTGGAGGAGCAGTCGCTGCGTTTGGTGCTATGCCAGATACTGGCTTAACTCTTCAACGTGACATGGGCTATTATCAAGCGTCACTTACTGCAGGACGTAATGCAAACCGAGGAAATATTGAAAGAGCAAGCCTTAAGGCTATGGGCAACGGACTCTCAAGTGTGGGCGGCGACGTTATTGCTGCAAACATCTTGTCCTCCAGTGGCTACACCGCAGGAAGTAAAAATTACCTTTCTGCAATGGGTGAAGTTGGCGGGGCATATAAGAATTTAGGAATTGATAACGGCGCTGCTGCCGCTGCAATTGCGGGACTTCATTCAGGCGCAACTAGCGCACAAATGTACGGTTTAGGTATTAGCACATACGATGCAAAAACAGGTACTCAACGTTCTATTGCCGATATTTCTAAAGACTTAATGAATCGTATGACGGGCGGTCGTAAAGACATAACCGTTCAAGACATTAACAACTCTTTACAGATGGGTGCGTTGGGGGCAAACTTAAAAGCATCTGGTTTAGATCAAACTACCCAAGACATGATTGTTGCGTCTATGCGTAACCAAGTTCAAGGTGGATCTGGAGAAGTAAACCAAGGGAATACCTCATACGGTGGCGCTAATAACAAAAACTCAGTATTAAATGCTACTGGAGCAATGAACGCTTCACAAACTGATTTAATGCAGTCTGCAACGGGTGGAATGGTTGCAGGGTTCCAAGCAGCAACAAGCACAGTTGTTGCATTAAACAAACTTATGGAGACAGTAGCGCCTGTTTTGGGGGCTGTTAAAGGCTTTACCAGCGGTGTTATGGGATCAAATATTGGTCAAGGACTTGCAGATGCGGCACCTATTTTTGCAAGTGCCGTATCAGATTTTGCAACAGCAATATCAAAAGCCACAGGTGGCGGCGGTACTTCAGGATACGGTGCTGCCTTTGGCGTAAAGGGTGGAGGAGCACCCATTGCAGCCGCTTCAGGATCAGCAATTACTGCAGGTTACGGCGCAACTGATGGAAGTGCGTGGGCTGGAACTAACGGTAAGCACACAGGTGTTGATTATGCAATGAAAGTTGGAACTCCTGTTACTGCAACTATGAGCGGTAAAGTAATTCAAGTAGATCTAAATGCAGACTATGGTAAGTCAATTCTTATTGAAAACTCAGAAAGTGGCTATCAAACACTCTACGCTCACTTAAGTGCAGAAAGTGTAAAAGTTGGTGACTCCATTACTGCAGGTCAAACAATTGGTAAATCAGGACAAACAGGTAACGCTTCTGGTCCACACCTACACTACGAAGTACGTAAGGGAAAAAATAATCCTGTAAACCCTGCTTCAGTTAGTTCTGGTGGTCTTTTGTCATCAGCACTTGGCAGTGGGAATACAACTGCTCTTCTTAATGCTTCAACACCCCTTCCCACATATGGGGCAAGTTCAGGAGCAGGGGCAAGTTCAAGTGGAACTCTTCCAGCAAATGCAGATTCAAATTTAATATCTGTGTTAACACAAGCAGGGTTTAGTGGGCAAGGATTAGCAACCGCTTATGCTGTTGCAAAGGCTGAGTCTGGTGGACGAGCAGACGCTTATAATGGAAACACTCAAACTGGTGATCAGTCTTATGGCCTATTTCAAATTAACATGCTTGGTAAATTAGGTCCAGATAGACGTAAAACGTTTGGTCTTTCTAGTAACAAAGATCTTCTTGACCCTGCAACTAATGCCAAAGTTGCTTACACCATGTCTCATGGTGGAACTAATTGGGGTCCTTGGTCTGCTTACACCAATGGTTCTTACAAAAAGTTTTTAGATACTTCTGCACAAGGTGGTGGAACATCGGGGTATGGTGGCGCAGGACTCAGTGGCTCCGCTGCGGGTTCTGTAGTAAACAATTTTAATATCCCTATTACTCTTCAGACTGGAAACGACGCTGAGTTAATGCGTGTTGCCAAAAAAATTCAAAGCCTTATCAATAATACACATGATATCTCTACGATGGGAGCCTCATAATGACTACTCAAGCAGACTATATCGCAGCAAAAAAACAAGCGGCTGCTTCACGAGCAAAAGATAAAACTTCTCAAGAATTAATTTCTACTAAAAAGAATGCTGCAAAAAAAGCAAAAGAACTAGGCGCTGCGATGGAAAGAGAAAAGACCGCTATATCAGCCACAACTGTTAGTATATCTTTTAATGAACAAGGACTATCGGAAGCCAAGGCTAGTTACATTGCCTATGTAAAAGCGCACCCAAACCCAACACATAATGAGCAGTTGCACATAGACGATTTAGATAATCAAATCAATGTTTGGGAAACAGCCTTAAAACCCCTTTATGCAAACCGTGAAAAACTAACAAAAGATGTTACTGCTAAGTATGCAGAGAAGCAAAAGCAAATAGATATCGCTACTCATGGCAAGGTTACAACCTCGATAAAACCAACCCCTAAACCTAAACCTAAACCAAAGAAGGGTAATTCTGGTGGGGGGACTACTGGCTCAGGAGATTCCTCAGTAACTACTACAGGATTCTCTACAGATTACCAATATAACGCCCCTATGATTTCTAGTTCATATTTTAGTCTAGACAGTATGCAGGCTAAAGAACTACAAGCCAATGGGTTTTTTGTTGATGCAGGAAACTACAGCGATGCACGTAGAGCCTGGTCAGGTCAAGGTGGACGTGGAACTATTCAAATGGACAAATACTTTCTTGCAAATTATGACACTAGCGTTAACGCCAAAGATACTCTTGGACAATTTGATTCACAGATGTATGGGTTTAAGTTTTTGTACAATCCTCAAACAGTAGGTATGGCATGGGGATCAATGGCCTCTATGTCTCCTGATTTTGAAGCAGCGGGACAAGATAAATTTAACCCAATTATGGCGGGTTTAGCCTCCAGTACTATTGCTTTTACTTTGTTAATAAATCGAATTGAAGATATGAACGTGTTAAATAACAGTGGGTTAAAAACATTAAATAATAATTTGAACCAATTAGATGGAGAACAACGGGCCATTCAAAACATGTTGAAAAAATTAAACACCGAGGTGCCCGTTAATGGTCCGTACAATGCATTTGTTGATCCAGCAGATCTTGGTGAACTACATAAGCGTGGAACCATGTACGACCTTGAATATCTTTTTAAGACAATAAACGGACCTAACTCCGTATTCTTGTCTTCATTAAACGGGTACACTGCAGATAAGGGGTGGATTCGTCCACAAGTTGTAGAGTTACATCTGGGTGACTCAATGCGTTATCGTGGTCGTATAACTGACCTTTCAGTAAACCACGCTATATTTGATGCACGAATGGTCCCTGTACTTTCAAAAGTTGATATTACATTTGCTCGTTTTCCTGACTTTACTTTACCAGCCGCAGGAGGGGCTACACACTGATGACCATTTATTTTGATAGTCGATATGCAGATGGCGTTCATTTTAAAGCCTTTGACTCTAGAACTAGTAAAGTTCAGCAAACGGTTTTTAGAACTTGGCCTGAATACTCCCAAGCCTTTTTCTTTTATAACTGGGTTGAGGGAGATCGTGTTGATCTTTTAGCCAAACATTTTTTGGGCAAAGCAGATCTGTGGTGGCAAATTATGGATCTTAATCCAGAGGTATTGAACCCATTTAATATTGCTCCTGGAATTCAACTAAGGATTCCTCGTGGACAGTAGCCTACAAAGTAGAGTTGGTTCCAATTTCTCGGTAAGTTATCCAGACTTTCCAAGTTTTACACAAAAGGCTCAAAGTTTTCGCCTGCATCAAGAAACGGGAAAACATGATGTCATGGAAATTACCTACCCAGTATTACATGACCAGTACTTTAAAGCCTTAAAAACTGGCGTTCCTGTACTTGTTCAATGGAGTAACGATAAATTCTCTACTGAGTTCTACGGGTATGTGCACGACGTATCTCACACCACTCAGCAAGTACTGGAAAGAAAAACAGTCATAAAAGTTATAGGCGCATCTTTCCCACTTAAAGAAGGTGGGTCAAAAATTTGGTTGAAAAAAACTGCCCCAAGCATCGTGGAAGACATTGCAAAGACCTTTAAATTGAAAGCAGTAGTTACTCCCCACTCAACTATTTTTCCTCAACAGTCACTATCTGGGCATAGTTACTTTGAAAAGATTCAAGAACTTGCTCATAAAATTGGGTATGTATTCCAAGTCTATCAAACAGAGTTGCATTTTCATCCAATAGATAAGATGATTGATACTTTTATTGGGTCTATGCCCGTTATGACTTTTAAGAGCAACTATATCTCTGGTCCTTTTGACATGATCGTATCACCAACTCTGGACCTATTTAAACCACGAATTGGTGATCACTTTGATAAATCCTTACATTCACGAAAAGAAAAAGTAATTTCTGGCGTAGACCCTGTAACTGGAAAGTTTTATTCTGTCTCATCTTCTCCAGAAACTACGGGAAAAAACTTGCGACAAGATACAAAGGCTCCGTTGTTTAAGCAAAATCTTCCAACAGTTATTTCTGGGGATAAAGAGATAGCAAAAACTTTTGCTAAGGGACATGCTGAACTTTCTCGCTTTTCTATAACAGCAGAGGGTTCGGGTCAAGGAGATCCTCGTTTTGCTCCCTACAAAACTATTGAAATAAATGGGACAGGGGACACCACTGATGGTTTTTGGGTAATACAAAAGGCTACGCATTTTGTTGCTTGGGACGGTCGTTACACCGTGGACTTTACCTGCATATCAGATGGCACAGGAGGAAACAAGTCAACATCCTCAAGACCTTCAGGTTCAGAAACTTTTCCTATAGTAAAAATAAACACTACAGGCAAACCAAAGAAGCCAACTTCGACTAAACTTACAGCAAAAACCGCAATGCTTTCACAATCAAATGCAGGGTTCAAACTTACCCCTAGAAGATGGACTGGTTTATAATGGCTGAAGTATCAATGTCTTTACCCTTCTCCATCGACCCTTTTGGAAAAGTAACACAGACAACTGACCAAGCAAAAATTTGGTCGGACCGTGTTCGCTCTGTTATTGGGACTGGGCTTCAGGAACGGGTAATGCGTCCAGCCCTTGGTACCGCTATCCCGTCTGCCATCTTTGACTCCCAAGACAACGCTGCCAGCCTTATACAAAAAGAAGTTGAAACTTCATTTTCAAATCAACTTCCTATTTTAAAGTTACAAACTGTAAACAGTGTTTATGATCAATACACAGGAATCATGAATGTATCAATTGTCTACAACTTGCCAAACAACCAACAAGCAAATGTAAACATCGGACTAGCAACTATTCAAGGTAATGCCCCAATAACCCAGGAGATATCATGACAGCCACACCTCCATCAAACATCCCTATTTCTGTAGACTACACAAGTAAGGATTATTACTCTTTACGTAGTGATTTGATCGCTCGTATTCAAGACCGAGTACCTAACTGGACAGGCACAGACGACCACGATTTTGGTATTGCCATAGTCGAAGCATTTGCTTACCTAGGTGACTTAATGTCTTACTATATCGATCGTGCTGCCAACGAAGCATTTATTAGCACTGCTACTCAACGTTCTAGTATCATCAATATTGCACAAACCTACGGATATTCAATTGCTGGGTATAGCGCTTCCTTTACCACTTTAACATTTTCTAATTCTTCCGCAGATGCTGTTACCGTTCCAGGAGGAACGGTTGTATCTGGTGACCTAGTCATTGGTGACACTGTTAAAACTGTTGAGTTTACAACGGATGCGGATGTAACAATAGACGCTGTTAATCCTACAACTGATAGCCCAGGACAAGCAGATGTCACTGCCACTCATGGCAGGTCTGTTATCCAAATTTCAGGGGATGCAACTTTTGATGGTGAGTTAATTGGTACATCAATGGGTCTTCCTAATATGACTTTTCAACTTGGTGAAACCCCTGTAGTAGCAGGGTCTATTAACGTCTATGTTCAAGAAGGTGACGTGTTTTCGAAGTGGCAAGAAGTGCGCCACATTACAGACTATGGTCCAACAGACCTAGTGTTTACAACATACACAGATGAAAACGATAATGTATTCATCAACTTTGGTGATGGGGTATCAGGAGTAATACCCACCCTATATTCCGAGATTCGTGCTCGATACACTGTTGGTGGTGGCGCAATTGGAAACGTTCCAACAGGAGTTATCACAGATATTATTTATGTCCCAGGACTGACTCATACACAAGTAAATGCACTACAGGCTTCCATTACTGTGACAAACAGCGCTGTAGGACTTGGTGGATCTGACCCAGAATCTACAGAACAAATTCGTGCCCTTGCTCCTTTAGCGCTTCGTGCAAATAACCGTGCAGTTACTTTGCAAGACTACGCAGATCTTTCATACCAAGCCGCAGTAAGTGGAAGTAGCGTAGGTAAAGCAAATGCAACAGGGACGTGGCCCTCAGTAACGCTGTATGTTGCCCCTAATAGAACTGCTACGGATACTGACCCTGCACCAGGATTGGATGGAACAGGTCTCACAGTCAACGGTAATCCAACTATTGAATTTACAACTTTATCTTCAGATGTATCTACATATTTAGCAGATAAATTATTGATGGGAACAACTGTCTCTATTCAACCTCCAACATACGTTGATGCAATTATTGCGGTTCAATACACTAAGTTATCTCAGTACTCTGACACAGAGATACAAACTGCTATTAAGACAAAAATAGTGACAGAATTTGGCTATGGAAATATGTACTTTCAACAGACCCTCACCCCACAAACAATTGAGTACCAATTGGCAAAAGTTCCTGGTGTTTTAAATGCCAAAGTAACAACCCTACATCGTCAAGGTGGGTCAGGTCTGCTTACGCTCATAGGAGCGGCTGGAGAAATCTTCCGCTTTATGGAGGCTAATCTCAGTGTTGGTTCTGCTTAATGGAAGGCATTAAACATCTTCACGGAGTTTACAGAGCGGTCGTTAAAGATAATCGTGACCCCGATAATCTTCGTAGGCTAAGACTTCAAGTACAGACAACAGGTGAAGAAGTTACAGACTGGGCATGGCCCATTGAAATGGCTGGAACTAATGTAGGTGTTCCTGACATAGGACAGGGTGTATGGGTGTCTTACATTGGCGGAGATCCAGAGCACCCAATTTGGCATGGAAAATTTGGAAGACATCAAAGCAACAGTAAGCCTGTCAGTATTAAACCGTTAAAAGATTCTGTGCCTTTAACAGGTTTATCATCTTACTTAGTAATCAATACTCTTTCAGATGGAACAAAGGAAATAGATTTAGTAGCAACCTTAGTTGCTACGGCTAATAAACTAAAAAACCATGAAACTCGTATTACTTCTTTGGAATCACAAATTGCCACACTTCATTCAACCTTGGCTACACGAACCAGCCCAAGTCACACCCACGGAAGCAATGGTTAATAGTTCAGGCAGTAAATTGGGGGCAAACAAGAGAAAATAGACCGTTAGGTTTAGAAGGGAAATAACGTGGCAGTTCAATACCCAGGCTCAGTGAAGACCTTTACCGCAAAGGTAGACTTCGCTGATACAATCCTTGCTGAACACGTTAACAGCCTCCAAGAAGAAGTAAATGCTTTAGAAGCAAACCTTGGAACCTACATCCGTACAGGATCTGGATGGGTGGGGTCTTTTGACCAGATCACCACTGCATGGCCTACGTTAAAAGATCGTATTGCTAACATTGAGTACGGAGTGGCTAAATCTTTAGCGCAAACTGTTCCATCTGGTGGTAATCAAAGTCAAGTTCTTACAAAGAACTCAGGATCTGATTACGATTTTTCTTGGGCGACAGTAAATGCACTTCCTTCTTTTGTTAACAATGCAGGAAAGTATTTAACCAATGATGGGAGCACGGCAACCTGGGAAACGGTAGAGTCTTCTATCAGCCCAATTCTTTTAATCGGAGCGTAATAAGTGGCAAAATACGGTAGTAATATTTATGGTGCAATCTTGTATGGTGAAGCACCTCGTTTGGCGTACTCTGTTGAGCCGATGGGCATTACAGTCATTAACTTTAATGAAACATATGTAAGTTGGAAAAGTCCTACAGGTAACTTTACAAAAATTAGATTAGTAAGAAATCAAGTTGGTTTTCCTGAGCACTCTGAAGATGGCGTAATAGTCTATGAAGAAAGTGTTAGTTCAGGAAATGTAAGTAAAACACTCTTAAAAGATGGTGAAGATAACCCAGATTCAACACCTATTTTTGAAGGACGTGAAGTTTTTTACCGAATGTTTCTTTTTACCTCAGCAAAAGTTTGGGTTACGGCTGGCTCTATTTCAGATGTAGTTCCATCATTTCATAATGCTCAAAATAAAATAGTTAATATTTTGCCAAAAGTCTTTACAACACAAGAGCAAAGCCCGTTGGCTATTCCAGACCCTACATCTTCGTTGTACAAATTCCTTGACGGCATATCTTTAACCTACGAGCAATTGACAACTTTTGCAGATTTACTACAGCCACAGCGTTCTTACTCCAATATGCCCTACTCATTGTTGGCAAATCAACGTGACACTTTTGGGTTGACTCCAGAACCAAATCTTCCTATTAAAAATCAAAAGATGTTGGTTCGTGAAGCACTGTACATGTACCAACATAAGGGGACAATGCTTAGTTTAAATGACTATGTTGAATCACTCACAGGTTGGGCACCTACCACAACTATCTCCTCTAACCTACTATTAAGTCCACAGGACTCTACGTTTTATCAGACAACAGGTAATTGGATAGCAACAAACGCAACCATTACTTCTGATTCATCTCAAGCAACTGCAACTGGTGCAAATGTTATCGACAATAAATACTCATGCAAAATCATTGCAAGCGCTGCTGGGTCTATGAGCCTGGGTAAAGACAGCCCAATCATGAAAGCCTTTTCTGTTTTTCCTTCTACTTCTTACTCCATGTCTTTTCAGGCAAAAAGAACTGCGGGAACAGGAACTATTGGGTCATCTATTACTTACTACGATTTTAAAGAAAACGCACTAACTACTGATACCGCCACAACACTGACCCCCACTACTTCATGGCAGGTGTCCTCAAACACTACTACCTCTGATGCAACGGCTACATATGCAGGCCTCACCATCTCATGGTCAGCCGCAGGAACCTACTATGTAGACATGGTTTGTTTCCAACCTGGAAGCACTGTTGCTTACGATGAGGCACGAGCCATAACAGTTTTTGTTGATCCAAATAAAACTAACTTAATTTGTAACCCATCATTTGAAAATAACGTTACAGATAGTTGGGCAAATACGGGGTCTGTAACAGTAACTCAAGATACTGACGTTTCAACCGAAGCCTTTACAGGAGTTAAGAGCGCTAAGTTAGTAGCAACAGGAGCATGGACGTACACAACTCCTGCTATTCCTGTAACTCAGGGAAACTACTACACAGCATCGATGTTCTTTAAAACCACAGCCGATTTAACCTTAACTCTTATCGGTAAGGATGTTAACGGCAATGTTACAGACGTTGACGTCTATGATGCTGGGTCTGCCACTGATTGGTCACGGTTTGTTGCTACCGATATCGTGGGGTCAAATGACCTGGCTGTTACTTATGACCTCCAGTTCTCTGGTGGAGCGGGTATTTTTCATATAGATGATGTGCAGTTTGAAAAAGGAATTCAAGCCACTGAATATTTTGATGGAAATCTACCATCAAGTTTTGGTGCTATATGGCAGGGTAATACCAATAACTCCCCATCTAGCATTTACTACGGAAAAGACCTAAAGATGACCCGTCTTGGTATGACTATGGACGCTTGGGTCCCACCTAATTTATTCTGGCGTGTTAACTCTTACGCTGGGTTGGAAGCAATAAACGCTATCGTGTAGGCTCTGGGGCATGACTGACCTACTGATTACCTCTGTACTAGCCTCTTTTGCCGTTACTTACGTCATTGAGATCCTTGACCTCATTACTTTTTCAATTTTTGGAAAAGCAATGTTTAATAAATACTTATCTTTTCCATTAAGTTTTGGCGCAATGTATTCTCAAATTAACTTTAAAAAAGAACTCATCGTTGCAGTTCCAGCAGTTACATTTGCATCGATTGCAGTAGGAAAATATATTAACAAACCTGTAGTACTAAACAGCATTACGAGAGGACGTTAATGAAGCGTATCATTGTTATCTCTTTTAAGGATGTAGATGTAACAAAAGGACTTGATCAATTAGTAAAGAAAAATCCCGAAGCAATGGTTTGTTTTCCAGTAACGGGAGATGAACTATTCTTTCAAAGCGTAGTTCAAGTATGTCAAGACAATACCTCCAAAGTCCATTTCTTCATACCTGATGTAGGTAATGACGTAGAAGTAAGCGCCATAAACGATAACCAAGTAACTATCTCTTCGAATCCAATCAAAGAGTTACTTCGTCATGTAACTTCTGAAGACATATTGGCTTTAGTGTGGGACGACAGCATTGAGTGCCATATGGCACTTCACTCTGTTGAAGATTATGGATTAGAAACATGGGATATCACAGACGGCTTGGATCCTATTGAGGTCGATTACTCAGAGAACGACGTAAACTCAGAAATGTTCATGGACATGATGGATAGCGTTCAAGAGGTCGTTGAAAAAATGACCCTGTACATAACCGCCAGCATTTTGGAATCTTTGAATCAGGTCATAGGGGACAACCTGAATCGCTTAAAGGACATAGACCCCTTCCAGGAGTAGTCTGCGCCCGTGGAAATACCTGTAGAGGCATACTCAGCCCCATTAACCGATTTTCAGTTCCGACTGCTGGCAATTCTTTGCCTAAAATCGGGCTCTGAAGGCCGTTTTAAGACCTCTGTGGCTGAGTTGTGTGCACTGACTGGCAAATCCAGCGACAAGACGGTCAGATCAGCCCTTAAAGCCTTAGAAGAGCATGGCTTCTTGACACGAACCTCAACACGTCGAGCCAATGGGTTCAAGGGAAAAGACATCTACGAGATCGTGGTAAAAAATTACCAAGGGAAAAAAATTACCGTGGTAAAAAATTACCGCACCTCACATGGCTATAAGTCAGATGGCTTAATAGCCAATAAGCCATTAGTACCTAATAGCCAAGATAGTAATCAATTAAAAGAATCTGAAACCGAAATCGGTTTCACTAAGGAGATAAACATTCCTATGAGAAAATGGGAAGATGATGGAGACAATCTGGCAGGCTTTGGTCTCGTGGAAGATCGTGACGCCCCACAACCAGCGATTAGAAAATCTGACCCAAAGACCCGCAACAAAAGGCCTGAGCATGAGTGGACTGCCTTGGACGTGGCAGCAGAATTCTCATTCCGAGTTGGTAGAAAGTTCCCGCTCCTCCCAGGAACAGTTAACGTGCGTCAGTTGTCGGGAGCGCTTAGAAAATTTCGGAGCCAGTACCAAACCAACGCAGTAATTGAGTTGGAACTTTTGCGCTTGTTTATGGCAGATGAAAATAATTTCAAGGATGTTGGCGATGAAGCGCCGTTTCTTTACAAGCGTTATTTAGCATCCTTTGGTAAGAAGATCAATCAAGCACGAGAGAACCTTGGTCTTAGCAAAATCACCGCACCCTCAGAGCCAACTGTCAAGATGGGCGAGTTGCTTACTGCCAGCGATGGGCGTACATTCCAGAACTCGTTGTCGGGCAGAGCACAACTAGAACGACACGAAAAGAGATTGGGAGCAAAGCAGTGAGAGAAGTATTTGGTTACTGTCTGGTAATCTTTGCAACCGCATTAACAATCCATCTAATAACAGGGGGTAAGAAGCAATGAATCTAGACTGGGAAAATCCAATTAAACATCAACATCCAAATATCTTTCTTCGCATTTACGGAGATACAATGATGAAGATTGCAGACTTCTTTTTGAAGCGTGGAATGCCATTCTCCACAACGTTTGAGATTCCTCAATTAGATGATGACGAAAACGACATTGACTTTGATGATCTAGAGTTTGAGTTTTCGATGTGGAGTCCTAAGCGACATGTATGACATAAACCAGTTATCGCCTATGAAGCGACACTGGTTATTGCGTACTTCGAATATCCCTCGTCGTTTCCTTGGTTTAGAACCAATTGACCTTGAACAGCATCGTGGATCTTTTCCTCCAGAAGTTGATACCTGGATCAGCGATGTCATTGAAGGACATGTAATCAAACAGATCGGTAACATTGGAGTAAATGGTGTCGGCCTTTTGTTTGATGGTGGACCAGGAATTGGTAAAACTACACACGCTGTAGTTGCTGCTATGGAAGTTCTTCGTCGACTTCCTGACGATGAGATTGCTGCTGCAAAAATTATGCAGGTAAAAGATTCAGAATATGGTTTGGGATTTCGCCCAATCTATTACATGACATACCCAGAATTTTTGTCTAGAAAAAAGTCGACCTTCGACGCAGACCCCGAAGACAAACGTGACATGATGTACGAGTTAGATGGCTTTCACGGGCGGTCGAAGTTCGACTGGCTTAATGTTCGCATATTAGTTATTGATGATCTTGGTAAAGAATATGGGTCAAAATACGATGACACTTCATTCGATGAAATCTTGCGTTTGCGATACGATAAGGGATTGCCCACAATTGTTACTACCAATGTGCGGTTAGAGAACTGGGAAGCACAGTACAAAGAAGCGATGGCAAGTTTCGCTCACGAAGCATTCACTAGAGTACCTATCATTGGATCTGATGTTAGGGCAGCCCTATGAAAGGACAACAGATGGCTTCACCTTGGAGAACTATCCAAGTGTTCATCTCTTCTCATGCTGCAGGAGTCTTTGAAGTAGAAGTTGATACTGACACAAAAGATGTCCGTTGCAATTGTCCTGTATGGCGAAAGACTGCTAGTTGTAAACACACTAACTTTGTCAACGGTAAAATGAGATTGAACCGAGGGCATTACGCAATTCGTGTTCCTGAAAGCGTTCCAGAAGATTTAGTTGAAGAAGCAATTGGTGATCCAAAAGCGTTTCGTGAACTAATCATAAAATACAACAAAGTAGAAGTACTGTGATTGGCGGAGACATCTCAAACGTCTCCTCTCCTCAAGTTATTGCTACAACAAATGTGCTTCTCTCTTTAAAAGAGGTTGAGGAACGAAAGATACTTACTCGCAAGATCACGCATGTAATTGGCGAAGTCAATTTAATAGCAACAAACAAACTGTGGACTTTAGGTAATGCGTATGGCATTTCTTTAGAGTTAGCAGGCTTTGCCGATCAAGGTTGGACGGAAGAACTTCTTGATCGAGCATTTGAAAAACTAGAACGCCGTGTAGTTAACCCGTTTAACTATTGGCAACTATACGAGGACATAGACGAGTTGGTAGGAACACTTCCTTACCGTGCTAATCTAAAGGCAGTGATCGACATACCAGGCCAAGTTGCCAGATATGGGTCAGCAGGAGTAGAACTAGATAACTTGTAAGAGGGGGCACAATGGCGGCGGATAACGAACATCGCTTAGTAAGCAAAGTAATTCGGGACAGGGAGATTACCCCTGCGCTTCAACGTGGTGTAACCGATAACTGGTTCTTAGATGATGACAACAGAAAAGTATGGTCTTTTGTTCGTAAGCATTATGGCGAATACAACGAAGTTCCTACAGGAACCACCGTTCTCGATCATTACCCCAACTACAAAGTTCTTGATGTACAAGACTCTATAGATTATCTACTAGACACGATGGTGGACTTCCGTCGTCGTATGCTCACCCGTCAAGGCTTAGAGACTGCTGTAGAACAATTACAGGATAACAACCACGATGCTGCCCTCATTGCGATGGAAGCAACCATTACTAAGGTCAACGAGCAAGGTGTAATAGGAACACATGAGGTTGACCTAACTAAGAACACGGAAGATCGTTACAAGGATTATCAAGCACTACAAAATCAAACATTTTTAGGTATTCCAACAGGATTTGAAAAAATTGATGAAGCAACTGCAGGATTACAGGGCGGTCAACTCATCACCATTATTGCTCCACCTAAAACAGGTAAGTCGCAGATTGCGTTGCAGATGGCTATCAACACTCATCGACTTGGTAAGAAGCCAATGTTTCAATCTTTTGAGATGAACAATCACGAGCAACAACAACGTCACGACGCAATGCGTGCTCACGTTTCCCACGGTCGTCTTCGCATGGGTAAGTTAAGTAAAGATGAAGAGAGCCGTTACATCGATACTCTCAACGAGATGGAAAAAGAACAGTCTTTTCACCTCATCGATGCAGTAAGCGGAATCACTGTTTCAGCACTATCAGCAAAGATTGAGCAAACAAAACCCGATATTGTGTTTGTAGACGGTGTGTATCTTATGCTTGATGAAGTAACTGGTGAAATGAACACGCCACAAGCAATCACTAACATCACTCGTGCTCTCAAGCGTTTAGCGCAAAAGATCGACAAGCCAGTGGTTATTACTACACAAACTTTGTTGTGGAAGATGCGTGCAGGAAAAGTTACTGCAGATTCCATTGGTTACTCATCGTCATTCTTCCAAGACTCCGACGTTATCTTGGGCTTAGAACCAGTAGAAGAAGATGAAGACATCCGTCTATTGAAGATTGTTGCAAGCCGTAACTGCGGCCCTAGCGAGACTGCTCTTACCTGGCGTTGGGAGACAGGTTGCTTCCATGACGATAGTCAGATCACCAAGTGCCCTCACTGCGTTGCATGGATGATGCGATGATTGATGTTGAAAAGGTACTTCTCAATTTAGATCTTAAACTCTTTGCTCAACGTGGTATAGAGGTCAACGGACTATGTCCCATGCACAAGGCTCGTACAGGCAAGGAAGACCACAGCCCGTCATGGTGGATCAACAGCGAGAACGGCTACCACATATGCTTCTCGTGCGGATACAAGGGGAACATCTACAGCCTTGTCCGTGATGTTCGTGGTGTTGATTATTTTGCGGCCAAAGAGTTTGTTGAAGAAGAGGCGCTACCTCTCGACTCTCTTATGAAAAGAATCAAGGATCTTCCTCAGTACATACAGCCAGCAGAAGAACCTATTGGTATGTCTGAAGCACGCCTTGCGGTATACACAGACCCACCAGCAATAGAGTTGAAGAAGCGATTCCTTACCGCAGAGGCTGCACAGCATCACGGCGTCTTGTGGGATGCCAAGAATGCCGCATGGATTTTGCCTATTCGTGACCCTAATGATTACACACTCTGGGGATGG